TTGCGCGCGTCGTCGCCAAGTTTCGCCGGGAAGGAATCCTCGGCCCCAAAGCAAGTGGGAGGCCGGTTCCAGACGCGGCCCCCCATGCTCTCAAGGAATACGCGCCAAAAGGCGACCACAAGGGGTTCCTTAAGGAATTGGCTAAGTCCTATCAAAAGCCCGTCCCTGCCCCGCCCAAGCCAAATTCAATCCTGCACCAGATCCAGCCAGACGCGATGTTTTCCCGCGTCGGATCGCCGGCCGCGCTTTGTGAGAGGGAGTAGGCGTTATGCAAGCGTTATCCGAGTACCAAGCTCGCCGGGCGCGGTTGGGATTTGCTCCGCCGCCGCGCGTTGAGGATGTTCCCGTCGCCCCTCTGCCACCCGCGCCGATCTCGACCCGCGAGGCCGTAATCCTGGCGTTCACGCGCATCATAGTGCAGGCCGATCCATTATCTGACGATGAGTTGCCACGCTGGCCTTGGCGCGCCCGTAAGAGCCAATGGTTACGCGACTGCCGCACGATCTATCCTTCCCCTATGGGCCCCCCATCGCTCTCGCATGACCGCGCATGGCTGATCCTGCGCGCCAAGGCCGATTTATACGATCTCACAATCGAGCAGATCAAAGGGGATCAGCGCAAAGCCAAGATCGTCCGCGCTCGGCATCATGCCATGTGGGAAATGTCGAAATACACGACATGGAGCCTTGGGCAGATCGGTAAATTCTTCGGAGGCAAGGACCACACGACCGTTCACAGCGCCATCAAGCGGCACCAGGCGCGCATTGACGCCGGGACGGTCGGGCCATGACCGATATTCCCGCGATGCTTCTTTGGACAGACGCCTATATGGCCGACACGTCTCACCTGACGACAACAGAGCACGGCGCTTACCTTTTGATCCTCATGGCGATGTGGCGCGCTGGCGGAACCCTTCCGAACGATGAAATACGCATTGCCAGAGTTGCTCGCCTGTCGCTCGATAAGTGGCGGAAGATCGCGCCGTCTATCATGGAATTTATGTCCGATGACGGAAAAGCCATAACTCAAAAACGCCTGAAGCTGGAGTTTGAAATTGCTTCTAGCAAGGCGCAAAAATTGGCTGATGCCGGACGTGCTGGCGGACGTGCTAAGGCATTGAAAAAGCTTAAACCTACCCCTAGCGATGCTAACAGCGATGCTAACGGAACGCCACAAGCGATTGGCTGTCAAAAGCCTAGCGAAAGCCTACCTAACCAGATACCAGATACCAATAACCAGTTAAGAGAAAGTTCTTTGTCCGAAACGGCTTCGCCGCCCCAGACCACTTCGAAGCCTTCGGATGAATTTCTTTCTTTCTGGAAAGCCTATCCCACCACGCCAATCATGAGCCGAAAGGAAGCTTTGGCCGCATGGGGCAAGCTTTCTCCCGAAGATCGCAAATCGGCTACGGAGGCCGTAGAGCCGTATCGGGCCTATTGCCGCACCAACCCCACCTACTCGACCGTTCATGCCTGCCGGTTCCTATCGCAGCGCAGATTTGAGGGCTTCCAGCAGCAGGCGCCTGCCCTCGCGCTCGTCTCATCCAGCTTCTACGCGCCAGCCGGATCGAAACAGCTAGAGGCCTGGCAGGATCACAAGCGCCAGACGACCGGGAAATCATGCCCCGTTGACGCCAAGGGTGGCTGGACCTTCCCCTCCGAATATCCCCCCTCTAGCCGGGAGGATGCGGCATGACGATGCGCTTCCTTTCCGTCTGCTCTGGCATCGAGGCGGCATCCGTCGCATGGGAGCCGCTTGGATTTGAGGCTGTCGGCTTCTGCGAAATCGACAAGGCTGCGGCGCGACTGCTGGCGCACCGCTTCCCCAATGTTCCTAATTTCGGCGACTTCACCAAGATCGACGTTCAAACCATTGGACGCGTTGATCTGCTGTGCGGTGGAACTCCGTGCCAAGCCTTTTCCATCGCTGGCAACCGCCTTTCGCTCGACGACGCCCGCGGCAACCTTTCTCTCGCATTTGTGGCTTTAGCGCATGAACTTGTTAGATTTAATGGATTGCGGAACGTCCTCTGGGAAAATGTCCCCGGAGTGCTCAACACGCCAGACAACGCCTTCGGCTGTTTCATGGGCGCGCTTGTCGGGGCAGATGATGCCCTGCGTTGTCCAACAGGGGAAGGATGGCCCAACGAGGGTATGGTTGAGGGGCCAAGGGCACGGCTTGCATGGCGGGTTCTCGATGCTCAATACTTCGGATTGGCACAACGCCGCAAGCGTGTGTTCGTTGTCGCAGATTTTGGAAACGGGGCCGATCCCGCAGCGGTATTATTTGAGCGCCAAGGCCTGCGCGGGAATACTCCGCCGCGCCGAGAAACGCGGCAAGGCGCTTCCGCCGCTGCTCAAGCAGGCGCTGGAGTCGGTTTCGGGGGGCATTGCGCAGACATAGCGCCGACGCTCAACGCGCATTTCGGCGACAAGCAGGGGCTTGAAAACCAGCACATTGACGGCGGGTGCGGGCTGTTCGTCGCCCAGCCGGTCGCCAACACGCTCGGCGCCAAGAAGGACGGCGGATGGCGCGGCGATCTGGATAACGACACCTATATCGCGCATTCCCTCCGCGGCGAAGGCTTCGACGCCAGCGAGGACGGGACGGGCAGGGGAACGCCGATTGTTCCGGTCACTATCGCTGTTGATCATGTTGTCGGCTCGATGTGCGCGGAAAGCGGCCCGAACACGCATGGGTCGCGCGGCGTCAGTGGGTCGCAAACGATGTTGAGCGGGTATATCCAGCCGGTCGCTTTTGCGATCCAGGCGGGCGCGTTGCGCGAAAATCCCGACAGCGGCCCGGATGGCGTCGGCGTCCAACAAGATCACGCCTACACGCTTGAGGCTCGCGCGGAAGTACAGGCCGTTGCTTTCGTACAGAACACGCGCGACGAGGTCCGCATCTTTGGCGAGGATGGACAGACGGTGGGAGCTCTCGCCGCAGAGCCGGGCATGAAGCAGCAATGCTACATCGCCCAAGCCTTCGACCTTCGCGGACGCGAGGGCGGTGCGCAATTCGAGGGGCCGCACGACACGGCGAACATTCGCGCGGCGTCGGGCGGGTCGAGCCGGTCGTATGTCGCGCAGCAATGGGCGGTGCGGCGACTGACGCCCACGGAATGCGAACGTCTCCAGGGATTTCCTGACGGGCATACTTTGACGCCGGACGCCAAGGGAAAGATGCAAGCAGACGGGCCGCGATACAAGCAGCTTGGAAATTCATGGGCCGTTCCGGTTGTGCGCTGGATTGGCGAGCGCCTTGCAAGGGGGATGGCATGACGCCCTCCGCAATCGAGCAATCCACCAAGCGCATCGGCGCCCTCCATGCCGAGTCCTACGCCGAGTGGGTGAAGCGCCAATGCGACCGATGGGGGATCGCGTGGCGCGGCGAATACGCACATCCGATCACCGGGCCCTATCCGATGTCGCCGCCCGATAGTCCGTGGGCGGCGGCGAGGCAGGTGCGCGGGTTGGCGAAATTGAACCATAGGGGGCCGTAGATGACAGCTGGACGCAAACGCAAGAAATGCCAACGCGAGCCGAACGGCCGCCCGCAAAGGCCGACAGTGGTCGCGCAAAACGAAATCGTACGCGAGCGCAATGATGCTGTGATGAGCGTCGTTCTCGCGCAGCCCCATCGCCTCGGAAGCCGCAGCCAGCAGCGTGAAAGCCCGTGGGGCCGCTTTTGCGAGGATCACAAACTGCGGCGTGAGATTTACGACGGCGGAAACGCCTTTGCCGATTTGCTGCGGCGCTGGAGGGCCGCCAAGGGCGTTCCTACCGATCTGAGGGTATCGGAAGGCGGAAACGGTCAAGGGCCGTCAGACGCCACCGTAAAGGGCTGGACAGAGCGTCTAGCATCGATCCGACTTAACGTGGTGCTCCAGACAAGCCCCGGCGCATGGCTGGCTGTCGAAATGCTACTTGTGGATCGTATCGAATTGCCCAAGGCGAGCATTCGGGATGGCGTCATTGGCGGCGCGGCTCTGGCTGTGGAAATTGGCGCGATGTCGGCGCGATCTTCGCCGTTTGGCACTTGACATTCCTTTGGCTTTATGGCAACGCTTGTCACTAATCCACGATTACAATTGCGCCCGCGCCCATGTGCAGGCGCACGAAACCCCGGCCACTGGTTCGGGGCTTTTGCATTTCCGCCCGGTGTTACCGATAATTTCACAATTGGCGAGGCGAGCGCGCCCGTCGGCGGTATCTGTCACGGAGCATCGGCTATGTCGCATGAAGCGAATAACGACGCCATGCGCCAATATGCGGCTAAGGACGGTCTAACGCGGGCGGCAAAGCTTATTGAGCTATCAATGGGCATATTCCCAAGCGTGGATGACACGAAGCTGCTGACGGCGCTGCTCAATGTTCGCGATGTGGTGGCGTATCATAGCAAATCCGATCCGAAGCCGGCGCGTGTCGATCTTCCCGGCGATGTGAAATGGTGATGGACCCGCGCGCGATGATCGCAGAGGCGCATTTGTGTGATCTGCGCCGAGCGTTGTCCAAGATGGCGGTCGATCTCTCCGCAATGCGTCCATCATTCGATTTCAACGCATCGATGGCGCTTATGCTCGCGGAAAGCGAAATCCGCTCCGTCATATCGCGCGGCAAGCCTTATGCGCCGCCTACGCCGATTGCTTTGTGGCCCATCGACGGCGCTCCGCGAAAGGTCTGAGTATGTCCTCGGAAATCGTTTACGATGCAGCCGCTCATATGCGCGAGATCGACAAAAGCGTCCCGGTTCCCGCAAAGATCGAGATCCCACTGGCTGCTTGCCGCGATCTCATCAAAAACCGTTGGCCCGATCTTCTGCCGCAGTCGCGCAAGGGAATTCAATCCGCCATCGCATCGCTCGAAGCCGCGCTTGATCTGCATCAACACGCCGCGAAGCTCCATTGCGTTGCGGATGCCAAGAAGGGCGAACTTGGCCCGCGTCGCATTCTGAGGTCAGTCGAATGAACGCTATCCGCTTCATAAAGTCCCTTTTCGCATGGCGTCATGTTGGCAATAAGGGCGCATGGCGTTATCTTGAGAACATAGTGACAGGCGAGCGTTCGGCGCATCGCGTTGGGCCATACGGCCCACAAGACATTCATTGGCTTACATGCGGGCGCGCTGATCTTTCATCCGATGCGCCGCGTCCCCGTGTTCCATCTCCGCGTCTAAGAACCGTCGAATGAACCCGCGCATGGGGTTCCCATCGTCCTTCGGATGGGTTCGCTATCCTGATGCCGACATCCCGAATGCCATCTGTTATGAACTCCCTTCGGGTGAGTTCATGTTCATCCCCAAAGGATGGTCGATATTGCCTCATCCAATATGACGGCGACACATACCCGACCATCAAACCCATGCGAACTAAGGCGGGTAAATGAATGGCGCTAGCTGTTTTCTCTCTCGCTCTTTTCGCGGTCGGCGTCATCCTGACCGTCGCTGCTCTTTTAGATAGTTACGACTACACGAACCAACCGCATCAGCCATTGAATGGGCGCGGACTTCCTGCGCCTCCTCCGCCTGAAGGACAATCAAAATGAGCGTCACCACTGACCAGATCGCCGCCGTGATTCAGACCGTCACTGCCTACGCCGCGTCTTCGCCGGCCGCTATCAAGGCCGCCGCCGATGCGTTCATCACCGACACGCAGGCTGAGATTGACAGCCTCATTGCATTGATCGCTGCCGGCCAGTCGGCGCTTACCATCCATCAGACTGCATTGGCTAACGCCAAAGCGTTCGATCCGGCTTATGTCGCGCCTGATGCTTCTGTTCCGGCCGTCGTCGCCTAATCATGGGAAGGCTGAAGGCGATAGGATCAAGGCTAACAGCAGCCAAACAAACCTCTGTCGCCTTCGTCAAGAAAGCTGAAGCCTATTACGGCACAAGCGAATGGCAGTCCCTTCGCATGTCATGCCTCAAGCGGGATGGTTTCGCCTGTCAGGTATGCGGTGACAAGGCAACCATTGCCGATCACATCATCAGCCGGCGCAATGGTGGAAGCGATACGCTGACCAATCTCCGCGCCATGTGTCGCACATGCGATAACAAGGCCAAGGAAGACCACATGGGTGTGAGGCGTGGGCATAGAGGGTGACATGAGAGAATGGACGCCAGAGCGTATCGCTGCGCTTAGGTCGCTGCACGCTGCCTCAGAAATGGGAATGAGTTGCTTCCCGTCTACGGCAGACGCTTATGAGGCGCGCATTCGTTACTCACTAATCGCTCGCGATGCGCTTCCTGACGCACTGGATGAGATAGAGCGGCTACAGCGTGTCATTGACGAGTTAGATGACATGGAACGGCTATAACAACCCCACGCTAGGCTCTCCCGTCTACCACCCCTCGCAAAGGCAAGAGGGCGGGGGTGGTCAAAAGTCGAGAAATCGGCCGCGCTATAGACCGGCCCTTCTCCAATGCGTAGTTTTTTTCCTCGTGAACCCCAAAATCAAACGGCCCTTTGAAATCGGCTGTAATCAAAAGGCTCCCAATTGACCAAATCAACGGGTGTCGGTCGTGGCGGGCCTCGCTCTGGCGCTGGCCGTAAACGCATCCCTGGCGCTGTTGAGATCGGGGAGCCGTTGGGCGTTGCCGCTGCCAAAGTCGTCGCGGCTGCTATCCCGTCCGAGCCGATCAAGGCGTCCGACCTCAAAGAACTTGCGCTCTGCACGTTGAGGCAGATCATGGAAATCTCGCCTTCTGACAGTTCGCGCGTCGCGGCTGCGAAGGAAGTGTTCGTGCGGGCCGATAAAGAGGAAATGGCCGGATCGCCGGAAGGCAAAAAGGCTCAAGCCAAACAATCCGCTGAAGCCCTCATGTCTGGCGGCGGCAAGTTCTCGGCCCCATCGTCGCCTCCGTCACTGGTTAGCAAAATGGTTCAATGACCCACATCCCAGAATGGTCAACCGCCTGCCTTGACTGGCGGGATCGGATCATTGCGGGAAAAAGCCTAATCCCGTTCGCGCCGCTGTTCCCCGCTGAGGCGAGCGCGGCGATGGAAGCGTTCAACGCGCTCAAGATTGTGGATGCGCCTGGTAGCCCGGTCATCGGTGAATCGTCGCGGGAATGGGTTCAAGATTTCGCCTCTGCCATCTTCGGGGCCTATGACCACGAAACCGGCCGACGGTTGATCCGCGAATTCTTCATGCTGATAAGCAAAAAGAATTCCAAATCCACTACGGCGGCCGGGATCATGCTGACGGCGCTTCTGCGCAACTGGCGAAAGAGCGCGGAATTCCTGATCGTGGCGCCTACGCTCGAAGTCGCAAACAATTCGTATTACCCGGCCCGCGACATGGTCAAGGCCGACGACGAATTGTCAGATCTGCTGCACGTTCAGGATCACTTAAAGACGATCACCCATCGCGGGACCGGAGCCACGCTCAAAGTCGTGGCGGCGGATAACGATACGGTTTCGGGAAAGAAAGCCACCGGCGTCTTGATTGACGAGCTTTGGCTGTTCGGAAAGCGGGCTAACGCTGAGAACATGCTGCGTGAGGCGACGGGCGGTCTTGTATCGAGGCCAGAGGGATTCGTCGTCTACCTCTCGACGCAATCAGACGAGCCTCCGAGCGGCATCTTCCGGCAGAAACTGAATTACTACCGCGACGTGCGAGACGGCAAGATCACCGACAAGCGGTCGCTGCCGGTCATTTACGAATTTCCCGAAGAGATGGTTTCGAATAAGTCCTATCTCGAAACCGAGTATCTCCACGTCACCAATCCCAACATCGGACTTTCGGTGGATCGGGAATGGTTAGTCGATGAATTAGGCAAGGCGCAGAACGCCGGCGAAGAGAGTTTGCGGGGCTTTCTCGCAAAGCACTTGAACGTCGAAATAGGAATGTCGCTTCGCTCCGACCGATGGGCTGGCGCTGATTTTTGGGAAGACGCGGCAGAAGAGGGCCTGACCCTCGATGGCCTGATCGCCCGTTCCGAGGTTGCGGTCGTCGGCGTCGATGGAGGCGGCCTCGACGATCTTTTTGGCCTGGCGGTGATCGGTCGCGAAAAGGGATCAAAACGCTGGTTGTGCTGGACGCATTCCTTCTGCCATCGCTCAGTTCTGGAAAAGCGCAAGGCGATTGCCGCGCAGATGAATGACTTCGCCAAGGCCGGAGACCTGACGATCATTAACGATCTTGGCGACGACATCGCCGCCGTCGTGGCGCATGTGCAGAGGCTTGAAGATGCTGGAATTTTGGCTGGAAATGCATCCGTTGGCCTTGATCCTTATGGCGTGGGATCGGTTATTGACGCCCTTGCTGAAGCGGGAATAGGCGACGAGCGCGTGGTCGCGGTGTCGCAGGGCTACAAACTGCAAGGCGCGATCAAGACCACCGAGCGCAAGCTGGCTGATGGCACGATGAAACATGGCGGCCAAGACCTCATGGCATGGTGCGTAGGCAACGCCAAAATCGAATTGAAGGGAAACGCCGCGATGATCACCAAACAGGCGTCCGGCGTCGCCAAGATCGACCCGTTGATGGCTTTGTTCGATGCTGCGGCTCTGATGTCGATGAACCCCGAACCGCGCAGCCGTCCGACGATCTTTGACTATTCCGAACTGTGGGGCGTCGCCTGATGTGGCCTTTTTCACGCAAGGAAAAGGCCCCGGCGACGGACGCGCAAGCTGGATCACCCGAAAACCCGTCAACGTCGCTGGCGAACCCGGCCGACTGGCTGATGACGGTTTTAGGCGGCGGCCCGACCCTTGCCGGCCCGGTTGTCAATGAGCAATCCGCGCTGCGCTCGACGACGGTTTTCCGTTGCGTTTCGCTGATTTCGGGCCTGATCGCGTCTCTCCCGCTGATGGTCTACGAAAAGGACAAAGAAGGCCGCAAAGTCGCTGATCGCAATAGGGTTTACCCACTGTTGCATGATAATCCCAACGACATCATGAGCGGGTTTTGCTGGCGCGAATTGGTCGCGGTTGATCTGCTTTTGGGCGGAAACCATTATTCGGTGATCGAATATGACGGCGCCGCGCGCGTCACGGGCTTCTTTCCGGTTCCGCGCAACGCTGTCACGACCCACAAGACCGAAACCGGGCGTCAAGTCTACACGATCCAGCTTGCCGATGGTCATGAAACCGTCGATCAAGATAATATGTTGCATATTGCCGGCATGGGCTTTGACGGCGTGGCTGGCCTGTCGATGATTTCCGCGTCACGGCAAGCCATCGGCCTCTCGCTTGCGATGGAGGAATCGTCTTCTCGGATGCACTCTAACGGTATTCGGCCATCTGGCGTGGTGCAGGCTGAGGATGGGTGGGGCGCTGATCCAGTCGTCGCAGTGCGCCGCGTTAAGGCTCAGTTTGAGCAGGCATATTCCGGACTCGCCAACACCGGGAAGACCGTCTTCCTCGACAAGGGGATGAAGTGGACACCGATGCAGATCACGCCGGCTGACGCCGAGACGATGGAGCAGCGGCGCTTCCAGGTCGCGGACATTTGCCGGATCTTCGGCGTCCCGCCGCACATGGTTGGCGAGACGGACAAGGCAACCTCGTGGGGCAGCGGCATCGAACAGATGATGCTCGGCTTTCTGATGACGACCTTGCAGCCGTTGCTTGCGCGCATCGAAAACGAATTCAACCGCAAGCTGTTCAAGAAAGACCGCAACGTCTACGCGGAATTCAACCGCGACGCATTGCTTGCGATGGACGCCACGGCGCGCGGATCGTTTTACGCGACCATGATCCAAAATGGCGGCCTGACGCCGAACGAGCTTCGCAAATTCCAGAACCTTCCGGCGATGGAAGGCGGCGACCAGCTTTTCATTAACTCGGCCTGCGTTCCCCTCACGATGGCGGGACAGCAGCCCAAGGCGCCCGGCGCTGACCCTGCGACCGCATCGGAAAAGAAACCATGAACAAATCGCTTGACGCTGTTCGCAAAAACTGGTTGGCGCAATTTAAAAACCGCGCCCCAAGGGATGCCGCACCAAAGGACGCTGCCCCCAAGCAGGCGGTGTTTCGCGCATCGGCGTCCAAGCCCGATACCACCGAGATTCTGCTTGACGATGAAATCGGAGATTGGGGCGTTACGGCGAGCGCCTTCAAGGCGCAGCTTTCGTCTGTGAAAACGCCCAATATCACATGCTGGATCAATTCCCCAGGGGGGGACGTGTTCGATGGATTCTCCATTTATAACGCGCTGAGGGCGCATCCAGCCAATGTTACGACCATTGTTGATGGCCTCGCCGCTTCCGCTGCGTCTTACATCGCAATGGCGGGCGACAAGGTCATCATGGCGCAGCATTCGTTCATGATGGTCCACAACGCTTGGGGCGGCGTTCAGGGCAACAAGCACGACATGCGCGATATGGCCGATACGCTTGACAAGATAGATGGCGAAATATTGTCGGTCTATGTGGCGAAAAGCGGCATGTCCGCAGAAGACTGCGTCAAGATGATGGACGGCCCCGTTGATGGGACTTGGTTCACCGCGCAAGGAGCCAAAGACGCCGGCCTCATCGACGCCATTGACCCGGATTCCGAGGAAGAACCGGACCAGAAAGACCCGGACGAAGAAAACGAGCCGGACGAGAAAAAGAATTCAATTTCCCGGATGCGGATGCGTCTGAGAATTGCTGAGGTTGCGTGATGGTGTTCCTGGCTTGTTTCATAGAGCGTAATCAGGAAATCGTCCGGCTTCGCACTTCCGGCATGACGCTTCACGCTATCGGACAGAAATTCGGCGTGACGAGGGAAACTATTCGCCAAATCTGCTTGAAGGATGAACGTGCTAAGGCGCGAGCGGATCGGTCTGCAAAGATGGACGCGATCAGGGCCGATGTCACCCGCATGATTGGACCGTCACTCACCCGGTTCCAACAAGAGGACGAATGGACGCCAGAGCGTCAATATCGCGAATTTGAATCGGCGCGCTCAGAGTAGAGCATTGCCAGATTCTGGCCCGCTTTGAAGCGCGCCAACCTCTAAAAAAGCCGTCCATTTGGGCGGTTTTTTTATGCCCCAACGACCCTTGGGCAAGGTCATCGGCCCGCAGTGATTGCGCGCCCATCCCTAGATGGAGCCTAACCAAAATGGCTATTGCCAAAGACTTGCGCGCTGAGCGCGCACAGCTTGTTGCGGACGCTCGCGCGCTCGTTGACAAGGCAAACCCCTCCAACGAAGACAATGCCCAGTTCGACGCCCTGATGGAAAAGGGCGACGAGATCAAGGCGCAGATTGACCGTCTCGAACGCGCCGAACTGCTCGACGCCGAAATGTCGGTCGTCATCGGCAATCGCGCCCGCTCGGCCGGCATTTCGACCGATCAGGCTGAAAACGAAGCCGAGATCGAAAACAGCGCCTTCAACAAGTCGATGCGTTTCGGCGCTAACGCAGCCCTGACGGACGGCGAGCGCGCTGCGATCCGCAAGTCGATCCAGAATGCGCAGAGCATCGGCACGACCACGGGCGGCGGATACACCGTCCCGACTGGCTTCTACCGCAAATTGATCGATGCGCAGCTTGCCTTCGGCGGTATGCTTTCGGTTTCTGAAGTCCTCGACACCGATTCCGGCCAGTCGCTTCCGATCCCAACCGACAATGACACCGGCAACGTCGGCGCGATCATCTCGGAAAACACCCAGGTCGCGACGCAGGACATCACCTTCGGTCAGGTGACGCTCGGCGCCTACATGTACTCGTCCAAGGCCGTTCTCGTCTCCCTGCAACTGTTGCAGGATTCGGCGTTCGATCTCGACGCGTTCATTGCCAACAAGCTGGCGACCCGAATCGCGCGCATCACCAATACCCACTTCACGACGGGCGACGGTTCCAGCAAGCCTCGCGGTGTCGTGATCGATGCCGTTTCCGGCAAGGCTGGCCTGACCGGCCAGGCTACCTCGATCATCTACGACGATTTGATCGATCTGGAACATTCGGTCGATCCGGCCTATCGCGCCAACGCCCGTTTCATGATGAACGACAGTTCGCTAAAGGTCATCAAGAAGCTCAAGGACAGCTACGGCCGCCCCTTGTGGCTCGCTGGCCTCGCCTCTAACGACCCAGACACCATCAACGGGTATCCGTACGTCATCAACCAACAGGTTGCGAGCATGGCGGCGAACGCCAAGTCGGTGCTGTTTGGCGATTTCAAGAATTATTACATTCGCAGGGTTAACGGCGCGGTCGCCATGCGACTGACCGAACGCTACGCCGATTATGCGCAGGTCGGATTTATGTTGTGGCAGAGATTCGACGGCGCCCTCGTCGATGCCGGCACGCATCCGATTGCCTACTACGCCAATTCTGCCACGTAATCAATAACTTAGGTCGGTGGGCTAACCCCCGCCGACCTTTCTTTATGAACCGGAGGCTTACATGCTGGTCATCAATCTTGTCGCATGGGCGGGCCTCGATTTCTCCTACGATCACGGCGCTGTGATCGATCTGCCGGACGACGTGGCGAAAGCCCGCATTGCCGCTGGGATGGCTGAACCTGCTCCCGAAAAGCCCAAGCGCGGCAAGAGTGAGCGCGCCTGATGCTGACCGTCCTGACGCCAGCCAACTCGACGGCATTGACGACCTTCGCCAATTTTCAGGCGCGGTTTTCGGATGTGACCTCGGCGCAGTCGGCGCTGGTTGGCGCGCTGATCAATGAGGCGTCAAACCGCATCGCCACCTATTGCCAGCGGGCGGCCGGCGCGCAGGCGTTCGGCAAGAGGCAGCTTCAACAGACGATTCGCCCGGCGTACACGTCCTACAATCTTTATGATCCGCTGGTTCCGGGCGTTCTCTATCGCGAGCCGCATCCGATTGTGCTGGACGACTTGGGTCCGATTGTCACGATTGACTCGCTGCAAGTGCGCGACGCCGGCAGCGGAAACATGATCACGCTGGTTCAAGACACCGATTGGGAATTAGACGGCCTGCGGGTTTTCCGGCTGTCCAACGACATGCGTGTGTTCTGGACCTATCGCAAGATCGTGATTTCATTCACGACCGGCTATGTCCTCCCCGGCGATACCGGAACGATCACACTACCAGGCGCCATTGAATCCGCGTGCATCGACCTCGTTCGCCTCGGCCTGACTGCGGTCAAGCGCGACCCGAACGTCTCAAAGGAAACGCTCTTTGGCGTGGCGCAAGTCGAATATGCGACGCCTGCCATGAAGGGCGGATTGCCGCACGATATAGCTGAAAGGCTTAACCCCTACGTCTTTCGGGCTGTCGAATAATGGACGTGCAAGGGATAATCGCGCGCGGAATGGCGAAACTTTACGCCGATACCGGGCTTGCGCTGACATTCCGCCACCCAACCACGCGGGCAAGCGTCTCGCTGGCGGCTGTGGACCGCTCGTCTGTTTCGATGCTGTTCAAGGAAAAATCGCTGGAAGTTTCAGCGGTCAAGCCCTGTTGCACCGTGCTGAATTCCGATCTCGCGGCGCTGAACGTTTCTCCCGCGCAGATGGTCGATGTGTCGATCACATTTAACGGCAGCTCCTTTCGCATCCTTTCGGTTCACGACAAGCCGGACCCGTCTTTCCGCGTCGTGGCTGACCAACTCAGGCCGGTCCCAAACTGGCATACGTTGGGCGAAATACTTTTTGTGATGATGGGGATTTGATGGACCGGCGCGAAGCAATCCTTTCCCGCCTGTTTGAAATCCTGCAAGGGGTTCAGAGCTTTGCGGCGGTTTACCGCAACCGTCCGCTCAACCCATCGACGGCATTGCGCCCGGCGCTGTTCTTGTTCGACGCCCACGAAAGCCGCGACGAGAAGATCCCCGAAATCGCCTTTCGCACGCTCTTAACGACGGCCGTCAAAATGACGCCTGAGATTTTCATCTCTTTGAGCGACGCGCCGGAAAATGTCGGGCCGGATCTGAACGGCCTACGTCTTGAAGTCCTCAAGGCGATAGCTGCCGATGACAACAGCCCGCCCGTTCCTGGAAGCCTGCGCGATCTCGTCACGCAAAGCGGCGACATTCGATATGAGGGCTGCGCTACGGCTCTCACCATGGCGTCCGGCGTAGAGGGCGAAATGGCAGTTTCGATCACTTTCGCCTATCCGCTGCTTAACGTGGATTTGAGCGCCTAGCGCCGAATTTCTGAAATCCAAAATGACCGCCCATCTAGGCGGTTTTTTTGTGCCAACCGACCCTTCGGCAAGGTCATTCGGCCCGCTGTAAAGCGCGCTGATACCGGCCCGTCGTGATGACGCGCCATTCCTGTAAATGGAGCCTCAAACATGACCGCTACCCCTCTCGGTCCACAGAACTACTATCTCGGAAAAGGCGTCGTCGGCGTCATCACTACCGCCCCGCTGATCCAATATTGGACGTCCGCGACCGCCTACGCCATTGGCGATCAGGTGATCACGTTTGACGCTACCGCCGTCGCACCAGCGCTGCCGCTCAATGTGTACGTCTGCACGACCGCCGGAACGTCCGGTTCGACGGGCGGGCCGAAGGGCGCTGGAACCGGCATCGCTGACGGCGCCGGAACGGCCATCTGGTCGAGCATCGCGTTTGCCGGCGTCGGCAACGTGTCGGCGCTTTCGACCAAACTCACCGACACGCGCGAGGATCATCAGACCTCGCAGACCGGCGCGACCAATACCGACATTACGTTTCTGACCAAGCGTAAGGGCGAGTTGGAATTCACGCTGGAAGAGTACACCATCGAAAACCTCGCGCTGATGGCGTTCGGCACGATCAGCGGAACGTCTCCCAACCGCCTGGTCAAGTTCGGGGGCGCGCAGCCGGCTAATCTTGCCGTGCAGTTCGTCGGCGCCGGGGCTTATGGCAAACATTTTCAGGTGATCGTCCCTCGCTTCCAGTTGCTCCCCGACAAAATCGACTGGATCAGCGCGCAGCAGGCCAAGATGAGCCTGAAGGCCGATACCTTCGGCGTCCCGAACGACAACTTCAATATGTACTACGGCGCTGAAATCGCCTGAGTTTCAACCTGACGGCGCGGATTAACCCCGCGTCGTCTCCTTTATCGGGAGCAAAACATGACGGATATTCGCGACGCTAGAAAGACCGGAAAAGAACTCAACTTCAGCGGATTCAAGCTGAAAATCTGGGGCCTTCCTCTGGACTTCATCTCCGATCTGGCCGAAGCAAATCCAAAATTTGCCGAACTCATCGACACTGGCGACATTCAAAAGCCAGCGACGCTATTTGCTATCGCCAAAGACGCGAGGAAAATCATCTCCGAGGGCTGCAAAAAGTCGGGCGACGCGGACTTCAGGGAAAAGATCAATCTGGAATTGGTAGCCGAAGAGCAAATCGAGGCCATTGCGGAGATCCTTCTGCTCAGTTTCCCGAAGTTGGGCGCCCCGTTGGGGGAGTTCCTGACGAAACTCCAGACCCCTTCCTCGAATCCATAGGCTATTACGAGCGCAAGCGGGAATTCGAGAAAAGCCGCTCGTCTCAGCCGCAGATTGCGGGGCCTCCGCGTTCTGGCCTCGGGGATCTCTTGACGGCGTTTGATGCTCTAGTTGGCCTAAATTATCCGCCCGATGACGTGTGGAAAATGACGCCACGCCAGATTGGCGTCGTGCTGGCCGCTGGCGAAAAGCGCAGGCGAAGACACGCAGCGGAATCGCTGGCGTTTAACACGCTCGCCGCCCGTGGCGAACCGCGTGAGGTAGAAAAGCAGATGAGGCTTTTGCAGGAATGACACGCTGATGGAATTCCGCTTCGAGAAAAATGATCGCGGCCCGATCATCAATATTGAGGCGATGGGGGAACTGATCTCCAATGCGGCGGCGGCGGCGATGGCTGACGCTGCCGACATGATCCTTTCACAAGGGAAAGCAAACATCGCATCGGCTGGCTTCTCGCGCGATTTCTCCGATGCGATGACGGTTTCGACGGTCACGCCGAAGGGGCTTGGCGGCTCATATTCGATCTTGGCGCGGGTGCGGATCCCGATGGCCATTACCTTCGAATATGGATTTCATTCCCAAGGAGATCCACTGTTGTGGATACCCCTTCCCGGCGTTCCGAAAATGCTCGGCGCCAAGCGGATGACGGCTAAACGCTATACTGAGGAAATCGGCCCGCTGGTTTATGTGAAAACCGGCAAATTCCCAATGCTCTTTGGTTATGTAGACGGCGTCCCTCCTGAATCGGCTCTGAAGTCTAATCCATCGCGCTCGAAGCGCCTGACGGTTGCCCATTTGCGCGCAGGCGGCGGAGAGAAAATCCCGCTGTTCATCGGATTGAACCAAACGACCATCGGCAAGCGGCTGAACATCCTTGGAATATGCAAGGACGCCGAGGCGATGATTCCTGAATTTTACTCGAAATATGCGGGAGGGCTGTAAATGGCAGGCGACACCTTCACGCAAAAGATCGTTCTTGACGGCGGCGACCAGATCAAGGCGTCGCTGCTTGAGATCGGCACGGCCGGAAAGAAGGCATTCGACCAGATCGGCAAATCGGCCAACGCCATTGATGCCGTGGGTATGGCGACCGGCCTTGAGCGGATCAAGGACGCGCTTTCTGATCTCGCAGCGCTCGCGGGGACATTTGGAAAGTCCCTGACCGGGAATTTTGTTCTGGCAGGAGGGGCGTTCGCCGGGATTGCGGCGGCGATGCACGCCATTGGCGCCGCATCGGAATCCTCCACCAACAAGCTGGTGGAGTCGGCCAAAAAACTCGGGACATCCACCGAAGAATTGCAGCGCCTGCGCTTTGCCGCGTCGTCCGCTGGCATTGGCGAGGCGGAACTTTCAACAGCCCTTGGCAAGATCAAGACCCAATTCGACGCGGCTGGAAAAGGCGCAAAAACCTATTTCCGTAGCCTGTCCGACATCGGGACTGCCTCCAAGTCTTTCGACGCGGCTACCGGCATCGGCGTTTTGCGCGGCAGCGCGAAGGGCGAGGATGCCGGAAAAACAAGCGTCAACTTCCGCAGCCTCGCGGCGGCAGGCGGCGACTATCTGACGGTTCTGCGCAATCTTGGCGAGACGCTTGCGAATATCGACGACAAAGACCCGCGCAAAAAGGCACTCACCGACGATCTAGAGAAGAAGTTCGGCAAGGATTTCGCCTCGAAAATCGAAGGCTTGGGCCAAGAAATCCGCTCGACGGAAGAAGTTTACAATAAACTCGGCTTGTCCGTCACCGATACCGACAAGGAAATTGCTAAGGCAAATGAGGATTCGCTAAATCGGCTTAAGGGCAACCTGAACGAACAGAAGGCTATCATTGGCGCGACCGTGGGCGCTATCGGCCATCAACTCGGAATGCTGTTCCTGCCGGCGACAACCGGACGCCAAGACGCGATTTCAGATTTTATCGAGGCGCATCGTCTCGATATTGTCGATTTCGTCAAGGGCGACGTGATGCCGTCTCTGACGCTGATGCATGACGCCATCAGCGCGGCGGGGATGGGGCTTTCGACCGCGTTTGGCGCTGGGATCGCTGCGGCAAAAGCCGGATGGGAAAACTTCAAGGCGCTGCTGTCCGCGAATGACCTTTCATCATTTCAGGGCTGGAAAACCGTTGCCACCGAAGCATTCAACAGCATCATCGCGGTTGCTGAGTCTGCTTTCGCGCGCATCGTCGCCTTGGCAGGCTCCGCCTATGCCAGCATGAAGGATGCGGCAATTTCCGCCTTCCCAAGTCTCTCCGGGGCGTTCACTGCGCTTGAGGATGGATTCTCCGCCGTCATGGAGCGCCTAAAACAAGTTTCCGGTACAACCTGGCTGGCAATTGGCGTGGGCGTCCTAGCCTTCGCGCTGCTGTTCAGCGGAACATTCGGAACGTTGGCGCTTGCAGTCATTCCCTTCTGGTCGGAAATCCTCAGAGGGGCGGAAGCACTCGCGCCGGGCCTCGCCAAGTCCATCGGCCCGATCCGCGCGGCGGCCGGCGCCATGTTTGAGTCAATCACCGCGCTTGGCCGCTCGGCGTTTGGATCGATCAAGGCGATGCTCTCGGATAAGTCGCTATTGGGTACTGAGGGCGCGGCGGAAGGCGGCGCTTTTGGCGCACTGCGTCCGGCTGCAGTCAAAGCGTGGGTTAATGTCCGGGCGGCGTTCGTCGCCGGGGCGCGCAATATCCGCACGGCTTTGGATGAAGCCTTCCCATCATTCAAGGGGCTATTCGAGGGCCTAGAAGGAAGCGCGGCGCAGCTAACGCTGGCAGTTACCGTTCTGGCAACCGGATTTGCGGGCTTCCTCTCGGTCATCAGCCTTGGAAAAATACACGTCTCTGGCCTGGAGGCTGTGATTATCGGCCTCGGTCTTCACGTGACGGGCCTGCTTCCCATTTTCACCTCTGTCCTAACCTTTATGGGCTTTGCGATCAACGGGTTCAGCATCCTTCTGGCGACCCTTGTCAGATCGGTGATTATCCCCGTGCTGGTTGGTATGGCGACAAATCCGGCATTTGCCGCCATCGTCATCGCCATCGGCCTGATCGGATTTGCTCTCTACAAGCTTGTAACGCACGCGGATGAATTTAAAGCCGCCATCGTTGGCGCGATAGAGACAGCCAAAGCGAAGATCGCGGACCTTGAGAAGAACTCGCTCGCGTTCAAGCTGTTTGAGGGCGCGTTAAGGACCATCCGCGATATCGCAGTCGGCGCGGCGGACGCACTCGACCGCATGGTCGCGGCATCGGACAAATTGCGCGGGGGTGGACCCGATATCTTCAGCCCATCGGGAGACGCCAAGCCTCTTTCCCCCGCCGCAATCGAGCACGTTCGCAAGCAAAGAGAGAACGCGAAAGACCCCGTAGCTGATGTTATCAAGAAGGTATGGAACGAACTGTTCAGTTCCGCCCACGCCGAAGAGGCCGTAAAGCCGCAACCGCCGAAGGCGGCCGGACTCCCCGGATGGGCAGCATCTCTTTTCCCGAGCAGCGGGGCACCGGCGGCTGCGTCGTCGTCCCCCAGCATCTCCGGCCAGGGCTTCCAGTCGGTAAACGGCGGTGGGGGAATATGGGACGCTATCGCGTCGCTATTCGGCAACGGGAAGTCGCGCCCCAAAGGCTTTAATGGCCCGGGCGAAGGCGACCATATTTCCGGTCACGGATTTAATAAGGCGCCAAAGGCCGAGAAGGACGACGGAAGCGAATCGTGGGAAGCGAAGCACCAATTTGACAAGCGCAATAATTTTGGCGGCGCATCCCCCCTTATCGGAGCGGACAAACGCGACTACCAAGGCGACATTCATTATGGCGACGATGAAGACAAGGGCTTCATGTCGCAGGATGCGCTCGACCGGAAACGCTATGGCGTAGCCGACCCGCACGGCACTCGCAAAGCCATCAAAGATCGCGGGCTATCGCAAAAGCAACTCGACATCGAACGCTATGGCGTAGCCGATCCGAATGGCGCTCGCGGGGATATTGAAGATCATGGATTGGACAAGAATGCTTTACGGAAAGAGCGTTTCCGGAATGACGGAACCGTCAGCCCGATGTGGCGTCAGGATTACGATAATTCTGGCGGAAGCAAAAAGGGCGGATTCGAAGACGATGCGCTCAACCTTTCCGGATCGGTCAAATCAACTGCCAGCGCCTTTGATGGCCTGATCGGCAAGATGCAGCAATTTGCCGCCGCGCTTGTCGCCCCGGGCGGTGGCGGTCTGCAAATGGCGGGCCTCGGCGGCATGGCAATGCCGCAAATGGCGATGGCGCCCGCTTTCGCTGGGGGCGTGTCTGACGGGTCGCGGCCCCATGCCGGCGTGGTTGATTTCACGTACGTATCACCAGGCGGCACAAGCACAGAATTGTCCGGACTCCGATCCGACGTAGACAAACTGAAGCGCGAAGCCGTCGCTGACCGGATGGCGTCAACCACCAAATATAAATCAAGTTGGGATTCGTAAATGGCTACGCTCCCGCCCGGCCAAACAACGCTACTTGTGCTATCGACGATGGGCGTCCCGCTGTACTCGGCGCGCGGCCTGACGCAGACGCTTGAGCCAATCCAGCAGGCGCAACAATTGCGCCGGACCATCAATGGCGCGTCGGTCGATCTGTCCGTTTCGCAGTTTCGCAAGTATTCCTCGCGGATTTCATGCACTGACCAGCGCGCTCCTGCGATTGACGGCATATGGCCGGGCCAGACGGTGACAGTCTCGTGCGTTGCTGAATTATCCTATCTGACAGAAGGCGGAACGCCGCAGAGAACCGTCGTTTCCGGGTCTTCCTATACCGAAGGAGCATTCACGTTCTATCGGCCACAATTGACGATGCGCGTCGTTACGCCTCAGACGCAAATGGATGAATATAAAGCCTCGGTCGAGTGGCATCTCGACCTTGAGGAAATCTAATGAGCGGCACCGGTCCCGGCTCGGGAGGCCCGTTCTATGCCTCGTGGGTAGCAGATAGCACGGTCGCGTTTTCCTCGGCCTGCTACACGATGGACGATGACGTTTTTGGCTTCGAATTGCTGCACGAAGAGGGGAAAATCCCGACTCTCAGCATGATCATCAAAAACCCGAACGTTGGGCTTCTTTCATCCGGCCGCAAGCAATGGCTGTGGTTTTCGTGGTGGAATGGATCGGCCGTCGTCCCGTTGTTTTTCGGCCGCCTTGTCGGTATTCCCTCCGACCTTTTCGCGCAGACGCTCAAAATCCAACTGATCGCGCGGGCGCCGGCCTATGTCTCGCTCAAGCAGATACTCGCTGAATCGCTTAAAGTTGCGCCCTATTATGACCCGGTTTTGCTGGACGACGCGCACCGATCAGACCTTGACGCCATCCTTGAGGGCTGGTCCGCCACGCCGCACGTTGACCGCACGTCGCTCGCGTGGACGGTCTCTGACATCCTGCAAGGCGAAGATGGAACCGTCGTTTTCGACGGCGACTATGCGTTTTATGACAGCCTCGAATTTCATATCGATCAGCCACCATACGACGCCATTCGACTCAATCTGACGGGGGTTTGGTCACAGACATCATCGGGCGGCAGCATCAAGCTCGGCCCGTGGACTTTTGAAACCTACACCGGCCAATCGCTGATGAACGAATGGCCAAAGGCGGGCCAGGACATCGGCGGCGGGTGGACCGCGCAGGCATCCAGTTTCCTCGATATTCACGGCATTGCCAACGCGCAAACCATCTCGACATCGTATAGCTGGCACAATGTCGCCAAGCAGCACGCCGAGGGCGACACCATGTCTCTCTCCGTCTCGCAGAGCCAGCCCTATTTTTCCGCGCCTTGCATCAAGATCCTACTGACGCAGGAAATCAAAAACGGCGGAATCATCGACGGCGAAGGCGATCCGAACGGGGGCATTCGCGAAACCTATTTGTGGGTTCCCAAGTGGTCAATCACCGCCTCGCTCGATCTCCAATATAAGGCTGATCGGCCGCGCACCGAATATCTCACCTTTCTGTTGCAGAGCGACCTTCAGCCGGTTTTGACCGACGCTACGGTTCAGCAGGATTCGGAAGTCATCAAGATCAGCACGGTTGATTTGGGCTTGCCCATGATCGACGCGCGGGCGTGGACGATCCTGGCCGGGCAATCGGTCGCCTTGGGGCAGATTTGCCTTCCGAATAACCCGACATTGCCGGGAGGTACGTCCTACCAGGTCATCACCACGCCGGGCGTTTGCGGGACCACGGAACCGACGTTTTCGGACGTTCCCGGCGTCACGACTTCGGACGGCTCGGCTGTGTGGGCCTGCATTGGCGAAAGCTTGCCCACCATTGGCGACTGGAAGCCTGCGACCTCCGCGGCGCTCGGAACCATCATCGCGCCGACGACCCCGACATGGATTTATTACTCGGCCCTTTTGCCTCCGGTTGTCCCCTATCGCACGACGGGCGCGCAAGTCTCCGAGGGCATGATTATTAGGGCAGATAACAATCTGTCCTATCAACAATGCACCATCGGCGGAACGACGCAATATCTGACCAAGCCGGCATTTTCGTCAACTTGGGGCGTCGCGACCAATGACGGAACGGCGCAATGGACATCGCTTGGCTATTCGCTGCCGGCCGGGTCGTTTCAAATCGCGGTTCAGGCTGGCGACTCGGCCCTGCAGGTTCCCCCGGCTTGGTCCGCCAATGCGGGCGATCAAGTCACGGATGGTTCAATACATTGGAAAAGCCTCGGATCTGGCGGCCCGTCGATCTCCATCCCGGCTGGGGGATTGGTCGGAAACGTCCTACGCCGGTCCTATTTCCCGACCTCGCGCGGAATTCAGACGGTTGAGGCGGCGCTTATGAAAGCCCGCGCCCACCTTCGCAAGCGGTCAAGATGCGTTGAAATCGGATGGGAAGCGCCCTTTTCGATGGGCGTCGGCCTATCCTGCAGGATGAACGCGACGATTGAAGATCCGCGCCTTCCGGGCGGGACCGCGACGGGGAAAATCACGTCCTATTCCCTCACCGGCAACGGCGATTCCGGGGCGTTCCTTACCAAGATCAAAATCGGCTGCGCGGTGGGTACGAGCGGGACAGTCTCCTCGGTAGCCGGCACTGGCGTTTATGCGGAATCCGGCGTGTTTGCGTCCGGCGTCCAGCAAATGACCGACTCAACTGTGGTCATTTCCTCATCGGACGTTGGCTATGGTCCGCCGCTCGACAACCCGAATGATGATGGCCTGGTGTTCCCGCTTACCGCAGAGCAGATCATTTTGAGCCAATCAGTTGTTGGCTCCATTGCTGCCCAAGAGGCAGCGATCAACGCAGCGCTCCCGACCATCAAGGCCGAGGCGGCTCTGCAACAGCGAACCGCGCCCAGCGACGCCAATGCGCAAGTCAGGATGCAGCAGCAGATGGCGGCATACGGGAACGTCACGATTGACTCGGTTTTGGCGCAGGCGGGAAATTCGATTTATCTCGACTTGCAACTCAGCGCTCTGACAGGTGCCGGGTTCACGACGGTCTACAACGTCGCGACCACCAAACTGCAAATCCCGAAACAGATTGATCTTGGAGCCTAAGCGATGGGCTTTGAACAATTCGTCCGGCCGTTCCAGACGCGCGACGTTACGCCGCCGACGCTAGCGCGGCAGGCTGGGTTTTCGCAGAGCAGCGCGCCAGTTCGGGCGCGGTGGGGCCTGGTCGGCGCGACTAAGGCTTTCCATGCCTCCTATTCGGTAGATACCACGGTCTACATGATTAAAAGACCCAAGGAAAAGCAGTCGGCATAAGCCCGCTTTTCGCCTGACAATCCAAAGGAAATCGCATGACGGTCACGGTTCCTCATTACGTGACGACGGACGGCTCTGGCCGCTGGACCGGCACCGGCGCGCCGCTGTCGGCGGCATACTTCGACGAAGACCTTTACACGCTGCAAGCGGCGATAAACGGCCTCGCGCTCGCGGAAGGCGTCGGCGTCGCGTCGATCTCGCAGCCTACTGCGGGAACGCTTCTTTTCACGATGTCCGATGCGTCCACTTGGGGGCCGTTCCCGCTTCCGGTTGGCGAGTGGGATTTCCAAGGCGATTGGACGGCCTCGACCGTCTATGCCGTCAACGACGTGGTGCAGCACAACAGCACGCTCTATGCGGTTATTTTCGCGCATACGTCGGGAACAACCTTCGATCCAGCCGCCAATGACGGATCGGGCCACAATTATTACCGCGTCATGGTCACATTTCCGAGCGGCGTCCTCCCAACTGGCGGGACGACTGGGCAGGCGCTCGTCAAGGCCAGCGGGACCGATTTTGACACCGTATGGTCAACGGTGACGGGCCTCCCAACGGGCGGCGCGAGCGGTAAATTCGTTGCGTGGCTATCATCTGGCGTCGGGCAATGGCTGACCCCGCTGCAATTGCCTACGGGCGGCACGGCAGGCCAGATCCCGATCAAGAATTCCTCGACCGATGGCGATGCGAGTTGGGCGGATCTCCCAGGCCCATCGCTTACCGGAAACGACCTGTCCGCGACCACGGGGGCGGTTGACTATGATGGCGTTTCCGACGTGATGACGGTCGTTCCGACCGGGAATATCACGCTTAACGCCCCGTCGCCCACCAATAAGACAATCTCCCTGATCGTCACGACATCCGGAACGACCTCCTACACCATCACATTTGGCACCAATTTCAAATCGGAGGGAACGCTCGCCACCGGAACCGTTTCCGGCAAGGCGTTTATCGTCAAATTCGACGGCAACAGCGGCACATTTTACGAATTCGCGCGGTCGGCGGCGCTCTGATGCCTACCGAAAGCGCCCGCAAAACCTCGGTTCGCCGGTTCTCCAAGCCGGACGATCCGGACACCTATATCGACGGGCCGGTTGTAGATGTTATCTCGTTCATTGATGCACATGACAGCTATCAGGAATCCGAGCATACATTCGACAACACCAGCCAAAACCTTTCGCGGAAAACCCACAAGGTCACCGTGACAGGGATCGATGACCCGTCGTCAACCATCGATGTTGAGCGCATCGATTCCTATGATACGACGGACGAGCGGGATAGCTTCCAAGAGGCGATTACAAGCCTACTCAACAGCGACGATCCGCCGAAGCATCTTCAGACGCACACGATCAAGGTTTTCAGGAAAGACGACCCTGGGACTTGGTACAAGGTGCAGCGGGTGGATCGCTTTTCGGTCATCGATCCAAGACGACAATATCAGGAAACCGTGTTTCAACTGAAATGGCCGGATGGGTCAGACGCATCGGATGACGGCGAAGGCAACACCGATTTAGACAATACCGAAAATTCTGCCTACGACTCCGATCTCGACCCTCCAGACACATCCTCGGACGGGACGGACATCAATCCGCCTTGGAGGCTCGATCCGTTTCAAAACATCGTCGATATATCGTGGGGCCTGTTCCTCATGGTGCTCTACGACGGCGGCAAGGTCGCGGCGGTCCCGATGGCGGATATTGCCACGCCCCACACGATCTATCGGGACACCACAGGCGGCGGGTCGTCCGACGAGGTACAGGTCACACAGCTAAAGCTTGCGCCCGGTACGGTTCCCGGCGTCCCATCGGCATTTCTTGCTTTCGAGGCCACCAGCGGCAGCGGTTTCAGTTCGCGCGCCTCTTTATCGACCATTCCGCCTGCCTCCTTTTCGTCGGGCCAGAACGCCGCGATGGCGGCTGGCTCCATCACCACAACGACGAGCGGTTCTGGCCCAACGGTCGGCGCACCGCCATTAACGGTCACGAGCACTTATACCCTTAGCCCAGGCGGCGCTCTTGATTCCGGGGGCGGTTTTTCGACACCCCCCGTTGAAACGGTTATTGAATTCGACTCCCAAAAATTAGAACAGCCAATCCCAGGCGGTCCCGTAAAATTCACGCACGAGACTTCTTATGCGATTTCGGGCGGCGGCGCTGTGACGGTGGCGCGGCTCGATTTCTCGCAGAATGGCAAATACGATATCCTGAAAACGAAACTCGACTCGGTCACGAGCGCGACGAACGCCGTTATTGATGCAATTAGCGTTTCTTGGAACAATGGCGATCCTGGGTCGGACACTACGACTTATACAGGCTCATCCGCCTTGTCATATCTAGATGTCAACGTCACTCTTCCTTGGAGCGACCCATCTGATTTCGGCACAAACACAAGCTACTTCCTGCACCAATTCCCCTATTGGTCGAATGGCAAGACTTTCTCCGAAAAGAAAACGACGCCACCTTATCCCGATCCGCCAACGTATCAAGTGATCACGCCTTGGGGGGCGTTCACCGGAAGGTGGAAAAAAGACTGGCTGCATGTATCCAACGGTAAACACGTTATTCAAGGCGTGTTGATCGGAAACGACGACAATTCGGCCGTGATCAAAAAGCTTATTTATCTTGATGGATCAGATTATGGCGATGTACTAGCCGCCGCGTGTGGGACTACGATCGATAAAATCCAAGCTGTCTACATGGATAAAAAGTTAAGCGACATCAAGGTTTAGACTTAACCAACCTCCAAAAACTCGACAAACCTCCACCCATAATCAAGGGGATGATGACCTATGACCTTCACCTATATCAACGCCGTAAAAGACAACCGCATGACCGTCGTCAATGACGCTGTGAATTCAAAAACCTTCGTTGCTGGCTCTGGCGCCGGATCGGCGGGTACGCTGGTCATCGGCACATCGTCCTTGTCCGGCGCAACCGGCGTACTGGCGACCATCACCCTGCAAAACCCCGCGTTTACCGAGGCGTCGCAGACCTTGACGCTGGCGGGAGTTCCCCTTTCGGTCGCCGCGTCTGCGTCTGGAACGGCGGCTCTGGCCGAATTTCGCAACAATGCCGGGACGGTGATTATCCCTGGCTTGACGGTCGGCGGGACGGCAGAAGGAACGGCGTCTGGAAAAGACATTGTTCTTGCTGCCTCGACCATATCGGCCGGCGAGACGGTGACAATCACTGCCGGAACGATCACCCACGCCTGATGAACGCTTGAGCGGGGATAATAAGATATGGCTACGGAAAAATGGATTGCAGGCTCTGGTCAGGGCCTGTCGTGGGGCACGGCCGTCAACGCCGCCGATGTCAATTCGCTGGCGAACGGGTCATCCGTGCTGTCAAGCGTCGCAGACATCGCGAACGGGACCGCGCTCGATATGTTCGCGGATATTTCGGTAGCGCTCGGTTCAGTTACCGCTGCGGCGCCGAATTTCCTAGGCGTCTACATCTACCCGCTGAACGAGGATGGCTCGACCTACGGCGACGGCCAACTTGCCAGCGGCACGGGTGCGGCCAAGGTTCCGAGCGCGACATGTTGGGTCGGCAACATCAGTTTCCCGACCGGAGCGGCGGCGATTGTCGGAACCTTGTCGCGCATCGTGATTCCGCCCGGCAGCTTCAGGTTCGTGATTTACAATCAGGCGGGCGTCGCGCTGGCGTCGTCTGGCAACACCATCAAATACCGCACCTATAACCGCTCGGTAGCGTGATGCGCCCCCGGCCATTTAGCCCGGACAAATCCGCGCTCAAACCCTCTAGCGGCGTCGCGACGGGGTTGGTGGGGCGCTATCTGTTTGAGGGCGGAAGCACCCTCGACTCAAGCGGCAAGCAGAACACCGGCACGCTTTCGCAAGTCACGTCGCATAATCTGGTCCTTGGCGACAGCCCTATAGGGCCGTGCATTACGACGCCTAGCTACACTGGCGCCGGCAATCTTGGCTCTGGAGTTGTCCTTCCTACCGCCTTAAATATCTCTACCTTTACATATTCCGCGTGGATTAACCCAACTACGACCGGAACAGCTACTGGTACGATCATAGGGCATACAGTATCAAATTCCGCCCCACAGTTTATTACAATTAGCGGAGGACTCACCCTAAATAAGCAGGGTGTTACAGCTATTGGCAATAATACGGGCGGTGCTATTGTAAAAGCTGGCGTATGGCAGCATGTCGCTGTCAGTTTTAACGGGTCGAATTGGGCGATTTATTACAACGGCGTGCAATTTGGGTCTGGCGTGCAGTCGGCATCATTTTCGTTTTCAGGCGCTATGATTATTGGTGCCACAAGCAATGGCTTCAATTTCAACGGATCGATTGCTGACTTTCAAATATATAACCGCGTCGTCACTCCGGCAGAGATGCTGGCTATCTACGAAGATGCAATAAGCGCGAGTTCTTTCAACGCAATTTTTTCCCCGGTTGCATCGCTACTGTTCTCTGCTGGCACAGTGACGACGGGCGCGCTCGCGGCGACTGAAACGGGGGATTCTGCGGCATTTTCCGGGGTTATTGCGTCTTCCGGTTTATTGGCGGTAACGGAAGCCGCAGACACAGCGTCGCTGGCGGGCATAACCGCTACAGAAGGCGCACTGGCTGCTAATGAGGCTCCCGACGTGGCGTCTACAGCCGGGATGGTTGGGGGATCTCCGTCCGGCATCATAGCCGCGACTGAGGCGGAAGATGCAGCCAGCTTCGCGGGAACGGTCGATTCGGATGGTTATCTTGCTGCGACCGAGGGGCAAGATGACGCATCGCTTTCGGGTGATGTGGCAACATCCGGCGCACTAGATGCAAGCGAACAACCCGACACAGCATCGCTTTCGGGCGATGTTCCGGCTGAAGGCGTCCTGGCGGGGACGGAAGCGCTGGATATTGCCGTTATCTCTGGCCTGGAAATCCTGCCGCAATCTCGGCTGGTTGTCATTCCCGGCATATGGTCGCGGGACGTATCGACCAAAGGCATGCGCCTTGACCCGGTTGTTTCCGTCAATGGCGCCTATTCAAAAACCATCACGACGCCCGGATTATTCGGGGAAAGAAAGGCAAGTTGATGACTGATCTTGCATCCCGCCCGATTTACCAGGGCGACACAATCGATCTAGAAATCCCGATTTACGCCACAGGAACGACGCCGGCCGTTTTGACCGCGCCAAGCGGGGTTTACATCATTGCGGCGGCGTCATCCGCCGAGACGGCGTTTATCAAAAAGACTGGCGCGTTCACGCAAGACGGGACTTCGCAGTTGTGGAAGATGGCGGTCAATCTCTCGTCTGCGGACACAGCCGGCCTTCCCGTGGTCACTGCCGGAATTTATCACCAAGTGCGCGTCACCGATACAGACGGATCTAGCGAAATCGTAGTGGCTGGCGTTCTCAAGATCCGCGCATCGGTTCCTGACGCCGCGACGATTGCGGCGCCCTAATCCATATCCGAAACAGCAACACTTTCCCGAAAGGCATTCCCATGCTTACGCGGCTGCTTCTGCTTGTCCTCCTCGCACCAGTCATTGTGGGCGCCGTCATCGTCGCCGGGATGGTCCTCTCGCTTCAACTGGCGTTTTTGCCGGCCGCTAGCGCCATCGCCGGATGCACGCAATGGTCGAGGGACCTCCGCTCATGACCGACTTTGAGAAAATCCTGCTCGCGGTCGCTCCGAACAGCAAAGCGGCAATCCGCTCCGGGTTCGCCGCATCGATGCTTGATTGCATGGCTCGCGGGGAGCTTTATAGCAACTTGCGGCTGGCGCATTTCATCGCCCAATGCGCGCACGAGTCGGCCGGCATCACGACCACGACCGAGCTTGCATCGGGCCGGGCCTATGAGGGGCGTAAAGACCTTGGAAACATCATTGCCGGCGACGGCCCGGCATTCAAAGGGCGCGGGCTGATCCAGAACACAGGGCGCGCGAATTACACCCGACTCGCCAAGGTGTTCGGCGTCGATTTCGTCTCGCAACCCGCAAAGATGGCGGCGTTCCCTTGGGCGGCGACCACGGCGGCGCAATACTGGAAAGATCGCAACCTGAACGCATCTGCTGACCGCGACGACATCCGCGCAGTCACCCTTCGTGTCAATGGCGGAGAAAATGGGCTGGCCTCGCGCACCGCCTATCTCGCCAAGGCGAAACACGCATTATCCGATCTCAAGGGCGCGCTGATCGCTGGCGCTGCCGCGGAGACACAGAAAGCTGTCGTCAAGGCCAAGGTCGCAGTCGCGCCCGCCACTACCGCCGCCGCTGCGACTGCCAGCCTGCATCCAGCAGCGCAAAGCCCCATCCCGTCTATCGTCATCGTCGCGCTGGTTGCCGCCGCTGTTGGCTGCGTCGTCGCGCTGGTCTTCGCCATCCGCCGCCATCAGAAAACCGCCGCCGCGTTGACGGCCGCGGCCAACGGAGCTTGACCCATGTTCGACCCGAAAGACCTTGAAGCCCTTGCCGGTTCACTGCTGCAAAAGGGCCTTCCGGCGCTTGGTGGATTGCTCGGCGGCCCTGTTGGCGCGGTCGTCGGCAATATCGCCGCATCGCTCGTCCCGCAGATCGCGCAGGCGTTTGGCCTCGCGCCCGATGCGCCGCCCGCCGTTGTCGCGGCCACGGTTTCCGCCGATCCGAACGCGGCCGGTAAACTGGCGACGCTTGAGGATGCGCAAAAGAACGCTATCGCATGGGCGCAATTGCAGGTCGATCAGAACAAGGACGAGTTGACGGTCGATGGCCCGGCGTGGCTCAAGTTTTTTTACGGCGGTTGGCGGCCCAGCGCCGGATGGCTGCTTTTGCCGGTCCCTGCCATCTATCAAATGGTCGCCTACATCGCGCATGTGACGCCTTTGCCGGATAGCTTTTTTGCTTGGTCGGTGCCGGTTTGGGTCGGCCTCGCTGGCCTGCGCACTTATGAGCGGTATTCCGGCGTCGCGCTCGACACGCTTCCCATCAAGAAAAAATAAGCGAGACGCGCCGATCTTCGCAGGGCCGGCGCATCTCTAACCCTTGGATCGATTAGGAAACCCAATGGCTGTGCAAGAGCATATTCCCGACCCGTCAATTTTCCATCCTAGCGCAAAGTAGGGGCCGGATATGTCTGCACCTGACTTGGGCGCCGGGCCTTTTACCTATGGCGAATGGATCGCGGGCGCGGCGTTCGTTCTCGCCGTCGTATCATTTTGGTTTACGCGGCAGGAATCGGCCCGCACCGAGGCCATATCTGCGGCGCTCGTCAAACAAACGACCGACGATACGCGCTCGGATGTCGAATCCAACAGGGCGGCGGTCGAGGCGGTCAAGAAGGATCTCGCTGACCACAAGCTCGCCGTCGCGCAAAATTACGTCTCATTGCCGATGCTGGAGCGCACGGAAGAACGGCTGTTAGGCGCCATCAAAGAAGTCGTCGGCGCGGTCAACGCATTAGGGCAGCGTCTCGACCGAATCCTTGAAGGGTCTCCCCGCCCGCCCCGATAAGCATATCCCGCGACCAGGGCTTTCCGCCCGCACCCTGAGAGGGGCCGCACAATGTCAGGTCAACAGCTTTCCGACGAACAGATAGCCGAAACCCTCGCCGCGATTGAGGCAACACGAAACCCAGACGGGTCAATCAACAAATGCGCCGCCGCGCGACGGCTGGACATTCCCAGGACGACACTGCAAAGCAGGGTCAAGATCCTTGCGGGTCATGGTCTTTTGGGATTTGCGCCAGTTCTGCCGGGCTTTGAAGTCTCGAAGGTTTCAAGCCAACTTGACGCTGACGGGACGCTGCAAAAGACCTTCATCCAACAGAAGCGCGAACCGGGCGAACGGTTCAAAGTCCCAGAAAACCACGCGATCAAGGGCGTATCGGCGTTGCTCGATGCTGATAATCGCATCGTCGCGCAATGGGTGAAGACCTCGAAGGATTCGGAAAAAACCGCAGACCTAATCGACGCGATCAAGGCGACGTTTGACGGATATAGAGGCCGGGCCGAACTTCCGCCTGCGCCAGAGCAATGCGACGCGGATCTGCTGACGGTATACAATCTAGGGGACCATCACCTCGGCCTTCTGAGTTGGGGCGCGGAAACCGGCGCGAATTACGATTTGAAAATTGCCGAGCGCGTCTTGCTCGAT